GGGTTTCGTCGTATTATGGGTACATACAAGAGAAAACACATGGCAGTTCAGCAAGAAATCAAGTCACAACTAGCAAAGCTGCTTGCTACTGAGGACATTGTAGTAGAGCACAAGCATTGTGAGACAGCACAATTCAATGTAGAGACTCGTGTATTGACCCTTCCTCTCTGGGAGAAAGCAAGCAATTATGTATATGATATGCTTGTAGGGCATGAAGTAGGACACGCACTCTTTACACCCAATGAGGATCCTCCAAAAGACATTCCTCATCAGTTTCTAAACGTATGTGAGGATGCTAGAATTGAGAAATTAATGAAGAGAAAGTATCTTGGTATTGCCAAATCCTTTTATAGAGGATATAATGAAATGCATAAAGATGATTTCTTTGAACTAGATGGTGAAGATATTGATAATTTTAATCTTGCTGATAGGGCTAATTTATATTTCAAGATTGGTTCGTTCTTTCCTATATCTTTTTCAGATGCTGAAAAGGAGATTATCACTCTAATACAAAATGCCGAGACCTTTACTGACACCATCGCAGCAGCAGAAGCGTTATATAATTTCTGCAAGCAGGAGAAAGAAGCAGAGGAACAAGTTCGTCAAGAGACTGAAGGAATACAGTCAGAACTTTTTCCAGAATCCACTACAGGTAGTGATTCACATACTGGGAATAGTGACACTGATAGCACTGGCGATATTGATTCTTCCCTTCCTGACTCTAATAGCGATGCTCCTTTGGAAAGTGGGGTCGGTGATACTGATAGTAATACTAGGAGCAGCAATACTGATGCTTCTTTAGAACCTGAAGTTCAAACAGCAGATGCATTGATGGGTAAGCTAAAGGATCTCACCGATAATGCGACTAGTGAGAATGTATATGTAGAAATTCCTAAACTCAACCTTGAGAGTGTAATTGTATCAAACGAAACAATTCAGGATTTATGTGATAATCATTATAGAGTAGAAGCAGAAAGATATGATGAAAATAAAAGAGAAAGAGGAGCAGTTCCTGAAGAATTAAAGTACCTTTATCCCGATACTACTTTTCAACACCCTGATACAGAATATGCCAAATTCAAAAAGGATGCTCAAAAGGAAGTGTCGTATCTTGTTAAAGAATTCGAGTGCAGAAAGTCTGCTGCTGCTTATGCTCGTGCTTCAACTTCTAGGACTGGGGTTTTAGATACAAGAAATCTTCATACTTATAGGTTTAATGAAGATTTATTTAAGAAAGTAACTGTTCTGCCTGATGGTAAGAATCATGGTTTGATTTTTATATTAGATTGGTCTGGTTCTATGCAGTATGTTCTTCAAGATACATTGAAGCAACTTTATAATCTAATATGGTTCTGTAAGAAAGTTCAGATTCCTTTTGATGTATATGCTTTTAGTAGTGAGTATAGAAATAGAGTTCAGTTAAATCGTATGGATTCTTATGATAGGTTGAAAGAAGAAAAGATTCAGCACTGTGAAAGAAAGGAAGGGTTTCTTCATGTGGAAGCTGAGTTTAATTTACTACATTTCTTTACTAGTGAATCAAATGCTAAGGAACTAGAAAAGCAAATGATTAATATTTGGAGAACTGCTTATTCATTTAAACATCGTTCTGTTTATAATTCTCCTTATGAGCTAATTCTTTCAGGAACCCCATTGAATGAAACATTAGTTACTCTTCACCAACTTATCCCACAATTTCAAGAGAAAACTGGTGCGGAAAAAGTTCAGTGTATTATTCTTACTGATGGTGAAGGTTCTCAACTTCCATACAATAAAATAGTTCAACGTCACTGGGAACCTGATGAGTTCTTAGGTACTTCTAGCTGTCATGGAGATCGTTCTTTCTTAAGAGATCGTAAATTGGGTAAAACTTATAAACTTCCTCATGGATATTTTAAGTTCACTGATGCTCTGTTAACTAATCTTAAAGATAGGTTCCCTTCTACTAATTTCATTGGCATTCGTGTTCTTGAAGGTAGGGATGCCAGATATTTTATTGGACATTATCACTATAATGATGATAAGATAATGGCAGATTGGAAGAAGAATAGAAGTTGCACTATCACTAATTCAGGTTATGATGCATACTTTGGTATTTCTTCTACAGCACTTGCTCAAGAATCTGAGTTTGATGTTGATGATGAAGCAACCAAAGCACAGATCAAGAGAGCATTTGTTAAGTCTCTTAAGACTAAGAAGCTTAACAAAAAAGTTCTTGGTGAGTTTATTGAACTAGTAGCATGAACATCTTTGTAACAGATTGGGATCCACATAGGTCAGCAAAAGTATTGCCTGACAAACATGTGGTCAAGATGCCATTGGAGACATGTCAAATGCTCTCCATTGTCTTCTCACATTGGTATTATGATTGGGGTGATGATTTAGTTAAGAAGAAGGATGGAACCCCTTATTCAGTCAAGAAAGGTGCATTCAGGAATCATCCTTGCACCCAATGGGCAGCAGCAAGTATGTATAATACTGCCTGGTTGATACAACATGGATGTGCCTTAGTTGATGAATATAGACATCGTTATGGTAAAGTTCATGGTTGTGCTAATTCTTTGTTTGAGGCAAAGAAAACTTTTCATAGATTTGCAAATGAAGTGATTACATGTTATTGTATGGTGGAATCCTTTACTCGTGCAATGCCTGATGAGTATAAACATGACACAAGCATTGACACTTTTACTGCTTACAAGAATTACATTAGGAGCAAACCTTGGGTTGCATCTAATTATTTACGTGACCCATCCAGAAAACCAGATTGGATATGAAAATAATTGATAATTTTTTACCTGACTATCAGTTTAAACAACTTCAGTCAATTGCATTATCGGATTATTTTCCTTGGTATTGGAATGATAAAATTCTTGCCGAGAAAGATAAAGATTATAATCCTAAGGATTATCAATTCTGCCATATAATTTTTGATAATAGACCTCCTTGGAATGGTAAGTGTTCAGTACATTATGACTTATTAAAAAATAGTTCAATTTTTAGTTTGTTGGATATTAAGGAGTTATATAGAATAAAAATTAATTTAAATCATAGAACTAACTTTCGTAAAGGTTCTGGATGGCATATAGATTATGAAGCATATCCTGAGGTTAAAAATACAGCAGTTTATTATCTTAATACTTGCAATGGATATACAAAATTTAAAAAAGGTGGTAAAGTAAAGAGTGTGGCAAATAGAATGGTTATTTTTGATTCTCGGTTATGGCATCAGGGGTATACTTGTACCGATAAAAAAAGACGAGTAGTTATTAATTTTAATTGGATTTAATTATGGCAATCAACGATGACATAAAAATTACTATCAACCTTAATGAGTTGGTAGAAGCAAGAGCAAAACTCTTAACACAATATGAGTGTTTTGCAAAAAAAATAAACAAGGGTGAGTATCTTGATGAGAATGATTTGGATAGAATCGCATCTGGATTGAGAGATACACTGACATGGGATACTTTGTATAGCATGGTTGATGATTCTATCTTAGAATATCTGCATATAAAGGAAATTCATTATGGTGAGATTCAACCTGAACCTGGACGTGAAGCAGAATTGACTAAAAGAGAAGCTGAAGCAAAGAAAAGAAAACAGTATTTTGAAAAGAACTTTGATCTAGTTAAATTAGAATCATCTGCATGGACTATTGATGTACCAGTTAGGAAAACCAAATGACTAAAGAATACATTAAAGACATTCCTAATTGGGAAAAAGATTACCTTGATGTTATGAAGGGTAATTTGTCTGCACAACAAATAGAACTTCTTAATGGAAGATATATTAAGGCAGATGAAGGAATGATATATGGCCAGATGTATGCTGACTGGAAAAGAAGGAGATGGGATGAATGAGAATGAATAATGAAACGAAACTAGTTTTTGCCTTAGAACATACTGCTCATCTATCGGATTTGATAGAGGGTAATGAGTATGAACAACATTTAAGAGATGCACTAACTACTCTTGATTTTGAATTTAAAAGACAATTACAACTGGAGAGAGATCGTAAAGC